GAAGCGGACGGTGCTGCCGACCCTACGCCGATCCAACGTCGAGTTCTGGGAACTGCACAACGGCGATCACCAATCCGTCAACCTTTTGAACCGATGAGCCTTCAACTGCCAGAAAACAAGTTGGATAAAAATAGATGCAAAATCTATTCCTGCGAATTTAAGCACATTCGCCATATTTTCGAGGAGTTTCATTACAAAAAAGGAAACATGGGGGGGGGTATCAGCATTTGTTTTGCCATGTTTATTGACGGAAAAATCGCCGGAGGAAGTGTGCTTGGTAAGCCAAGACATGAGAAAAAATACAAAAGTTGCATAGACATCCGAAGAATGGCCTGCCTGGACGATGCACCTTTTAACAGCGAGTCGTGGTTCCTTGGTAAGATTATTAAATGGATTTCCTGTAATACGGATTACCAGAGCGTACTTTCATACAGCGACATGACAGTTGGACATAAAGGTACGATATACAAAGCGGCCAACTTCAAAGAAATCGGTATTACAACCCCATCTAAATATGTAGAATGGGAAGGCCGTACTTATCATCCGCGCAGCCTTTCGATTGAAAGAGATTACTCTTACAGGCTTCGTGAGGCCGTAAAAGCCGGGGAAGCTTTGGTGAAGACCGGCCTGCCAAAGAAAATCTGGATGTATGAAATCAAAAGAAAGTCCTTGAGGTCTTCGTTTATTGTGAACAACATTTCCCAGTTTAATGACCTATTTGCGGAACAGGTGTCGAAAAAGACACGCGCCGATTCCATCGGCGAGAGCGAGGTGAAAGTCCTTGGTTCCGCTCCAATTTACCAAAACGAATGAGCCGCCAGAAAATCAATTGCTACGGGCGTCCGCCGGCCAGGCTGGCCGTCCTAGAGGGCATCAAGCACGGCCTGACCGCCAAGGAGACAGCCTATGCCTACGAGTATAGCCTCCGCGCCGTGCAGGAAGCCGCCGCCCGGATGAAGGTGTCCTTCGTCTGGTCTGGATACGGTCGCCCTCCTAAACACCTGCCTAATAATAACAATGAACATCAATAAGGGTTGGAAGCGGTTCATGGCGGTCGGTTGCTCCCACGGGATGTACGCCGACCCGAAGGCCATCGAGGGCGTCCTAAAGTTCAAGGAACGCTGGCGTCCCCATTGCACCGTCCACCTAGGCGACTTCGTGGACATGACCCCCTTCATGTCGTCGGCGCGGGGCAAGGGCGACGCTGTCGAACCCGATATCGGCGGGGGGCTGAAGTTCCTCGACCAGCTCCGCCCGAACGTCGTTCTGGCCGGCAACCATGAGGTCCGCCTGTGGCGCGAAGCGGCCTCGGACGACGAGGTTTACTCTGGCTACGCAATCCGCCTTATCAATGACATCACCGAGCATTGTCGGAAGCGTAAAGCCCTGTTTGTCGAATACACGGGCATCTGGCAGGCGTTCCAGTTGGCTAACTACAAGTTCACCCACGGAACGGTCTTCGGCGAGAACGCCCCCCGGGACATGGCTGAGATGTATGGCAACGTCATCTTCGCCCATACCCACAAGGTCGGTCGCATGACGGGACGCCGGGACGATACTCCGACGGGCATCAGCGTCGGCACCCTGACCCGCCGGGGGGCTATGGATTACGCCAATACGCGCAGGGCCACCTTCGCCTGGTCGCAGGGAATGGTCTTCGGCTACTACAACGACGAGAAACTCATCCCGTGGGTGCATGAGCAGCCCCACGATCAGGACGAATGGATTCTGCCCGTATGAAGACCGAGGACGTACTGAAGAAACTTTGGAAGCTGAAGTCCAAGGGTGCCGACGAAATCCCGAAAGGCTACAAGGACATGGATCAGTTGACCAAGGAATGGAAGGTTCACCGCACGACGGCGCGGGACTGGGCATTGGCCTTGGTCAAGGCCGGCGAAATGAAACAGGTTCGGTTGCGTTACTTCGACGGTCGCCGAATTCAAATGAAGTACTTTTACGGTTGACGCTCATGGGTGGCGGGGGGATAACCAAAAAGCCATCTATGAAAACTCCCATAAAACTGGAGCCGCACTCGGCTTTCAAGAAGGCAATCGTTAAGACGGACGACAAGGGCTTTATTACCTACAATTACTACAAGCTCATCGAAGTGTGCATGAACCTGCATGAGTGGGACGCAGAGACCGCTCAAGAGTGGGTTGACTACAATATCGTGGGTCTCGCCGTAAACGGTTTCAAAATCTCCTACGCCTGTCCCCATCGATGAAAATCCTTATTGCCTGCGAATATTCCGGCACCGTGCGCGACGCCTTCATCAAGGCCGGCCACGAAGCCATGTCCTGCGATCTGCTGCCTACCGATGTGCCTGGGCCGCATTATCAAGGTGATGTATTCGACATCATCGACCGAGGCTGGGACATGATGATTGCACACCCTCCATGCACATATTTGAGCGTAAGCGGAATGCATTGGACTGCGCGAGGTCTTCGTGACCCAAAACTGACTGAAGACGCATTGGAATTTGTAGAAAGATTGATGAATGCCAACATCAACATGATTGCCATTGAAAACCCTGTAAGCATTATTTCTTCACGCATAAGGAAACCAGATCAGATAGTGACTCCTTATATGATTGGACATGATGCTAGCAAGAAGACCTGCCTGTGGCTTAAAAACCTACCGTGCCTTAATTCTACCAACTATATTGAACCCAGGTTAATTGACGGAAAGCCCAGGTGGGGTAATCAGACAGACAGCGGACAGAATAAACTTCCTCCAAGCAAAGACCGCTGGAAAATCAGGTCAAAGACGTATCAAGGCATAGCCGACGCTATGGCCTTGCAATGGGGTAGCCTGTAAGTCACAAGTCCAAAAGCCACCATGACCACCGAAGATCGTATTTCCGGGGCGAGAGCCTATCTCGCCAAACTGCCCGCCGCTGTCGCCGGCCAAGGCGGACACCCAGCCACCTACCGCGCCGCCAGCATTCTGGCCAACGGCTTCGACCTGCCGTGGTCGGACGCCTGGTCGCTGCTTCAGGAGTTCAACCTCCGCTGCTCGCCGCCGTGGTCAGAGAAAGACCTGCGTCACAAACTGAACGACGCCTACGTCAAGCCGCACGAACGCCAGAAGGGCTGGCTCGTCGCCGGCAAGGAGCGTCGGGTCGGCGCGAACGGTCGCTTCGTCTTCGACCCTACCCGGGTCGCCGAGCTGGCCGACGCCCAGACGCCGTTCACGACGGCGGACGTGCTGCTGAACTGCTTCAAGGACGAGGATGTCATCTGCATCACGAACGAGGCCGGCCAGACCGAGGACGGCAAATGGTTCCCGGCGTCGAAGGGCATCTTCCTGTCCCGTGCCGAATGGATCACCAAGTTCTTCGGCCCCGGTGCCGTGGGGGCTGGTAAGTTCGCCGGCACGGAGTCGGGGGCTTGGATTCGCATCAACCCCTTTACGCCCGATGACTTCACGGGTACGGACGGTGCCGTCGCCGCCTACCGCCATGTCTTGGTCGAGTTCGACAAGAAGGCCAAGGACGAGCAGGTCGCCATCTTCCAGCAGTCGAACCTTCCCATCAGCCTGCTCGTCGACTCGGGCGGCAAGTCCGTTCACGCCTGGGTGCGGGTCGACGCCGAGACCAAGGAGCAATGGGAGGAACGCCGTAATACGGTGTATGACTATCTGGCCGACCATGAGCCTGACCCCCAGAACAAGAACCCTTCCCGATGGAGCAGACTGGGGGGCGTGTTCCGAGGCGAGAACGAGCAGAAGATCGTCGCCTTCAAGGTCGGGGCTTTGGACTGGGACGAGTTCATGGCGTGGCGCGAGGGGCAGGACTTCCCCGAAGAGGTCAGCACCGAGACGCTGGAGAATTACGACGTCCTGAACGACCCGAACACGGTGATTGGCCACGGTCGCTGGTTGCAGAAGGGCGGCTCGCTGCTCATCACGGCCCAGTCCGGCATTGGCAAGTCCTCCTTCGCAATGCAGATGGCCATGTCATGGGCTTGCGGGCGCGAACTGTTCGGCATCCCGGCGAAGCACCCTTTGAAGATGGGCGTCCTCCAGGCGGAGGGCGACGTCGGCGACATGGCCCAGTCCTTCCAAGGGGTGATGTCGGGCATGAGGTTGAACAACGACGAGAAGGCGATGGTCCGCCAGAACCTGCACTTCTTCAACGAATCGTCGAAGCGCGGGAACGATATCATCCAGCTCGCCCGCAAGATCATCGTCCGGCATAAACTCGACGTCATCGTTTTGGACCCGTTGATGGCGTACATCGGCGGGAACATCAACGACAACGTCGACGTCACGAACTTCTGCCGTGGGCTGCTGGAGCCGATGCTGAAGGAGACGGGGTGCATCGCCATCCTCATCCACCATGAGGGCAAGCCGAAGGCCAAGGAGGTCACGGACGGCCAGACCTTCTCGGACATGATGTACAGCGGTACGGGCGGGGCGGAACTTGTGAACTATGTCCGCGCCGTACTAAACATCCGTCGGGAGTCCAAGGACCAGCCGGTCTTCTCGTTCAACCTGTCGAAGCGTGGCAAGGAATCGGGTATGCGTACCCCTGACGGCAAGCCTACCCTTGTCCTCAAACTGAAACACGCCGACGACCGGGTCTTCTGGGAGGTCGCCCCCTTGGCCGGCGGATTTGAACTCCTGAAGGTCGGGCAGCAGTACCGTCACTTTGAGTCCAAGCCCCGCATCAGCCGAGGGGCTTTGCTGGAGGAACTGGTATCCGATCACAAACTCCAGCGCGACCAGGCGGAGTCCCTCATCAAGGCTTTGGTGACCAACGGCATCATGGAGCCTCGCAAGGTGGGGGCGGCGTTGTACTACCAAGGCACCAAGTACGATGCCTAGCCGCCCCGTGGCGGGCTTTTCATGGTCTGGTGCGACTACTTACCCTTCCGAAGCCTAGAAAGGGCGTAGTCGACCAATTCTGGGCTTGCGTAAGCCGCCGCGCCGGCAGCACCGAAGGCCATCCCCTCGGAGTTGAAGTACCCCTTGGTCGCCAAGCCGACGAGGATGGCGGTCAGACCAGCGGTCGCCGTGCGACGGGCCAGCCAGCCTAGGGACTGTTTCTCGGTCGAACAGAAGTACCTAACAAGCCAAGAGAAGGCACCGATGGCGAACCCGATGCCCATGTCTCGGACGGACACGGGGATTTCCTCGGGGGTAGGGGGGGTAGGCAAAGCACTCACGAAATCTTGGGGGGCTTGGCGTTGGGGGCGAGCAGGACTCGGCGGTAGTTCTGATCCCAGAGGACGGCGGCGAGGTCTTTGCCCAGTCGGTCAATCTCTGCCTCTGACTTTTCAGGAACGGCTAGATGCCCCTGCTCATGGCACAAGACCTCCAACTGCCGCTTGGCACCCAGGCGGGGGTCGATTTCAATCAGACCTTCGCCGATGGTCGCCTGCCCCCACGCCTTCTGGCGTCCGAGCTTCACATAGACCACCTTACTCTTTTGGCGTTTCTTTGGCATCGGAGGAATGGATGGAGTCCCTGACTTTGTCGAAGCACCACCAGAGGCCGAGTCCCGCGCAGAAGGCGAGGGAGCCGATGGCGATCCACATGAACCAAGGCGAATCCATCACCCGGGGGTAGGCACCGCACATGAGGCCGACGCCGGCGATGGTCATGGCACCCTTGGCGTCCTTGAGGAACCACCAGATGAGACCACCGATGACGACAAGTCCGATGCCTGCGATGGTCCATAGCCGGCCGTCGGAGTCTGCGAGCTGTCGTTCCAGTTCGGCGATTCGCGCGTCCTTCAGATCAGACACCTTCTTCGCCTCCGCCTGGTCTGACAGGGCTTTCGCCAGGTCGGAGTTAATCTTGGCTACCAACTTCTCACCCTCTTCGGCTGCGGACTGATACGACTTCGGGTCATTACCAGTCACGCGCATCCTGGCTATAGCCAGCTCGCCCGGAGACGGAGCGTGCAAGAATCCTAGGGCTACGCCTGCTTCAGCCTGCACGATGTGTGGCTTGTCGGCGTTCTCCTTAACCACCGTAACGGCAGCCGCCACCTTGTTGGAGCGAGCCTCGACATCCTGCCCGACCTGCTTGATGGCGGAGCCTTCGGTCGGAGCCTCCGGCTGCTTGGGCAGCGTTTCGGAGGAGCATCCCGCCAGCGCAAGACCGAACAGGAAGACGACGCGCACGGCTTTACTTGCCCTTGAGGGCGTCAAGGATGCTCTTGGCCTTCTCGACCTTGGAGGACGAGGCGTTCTTGAGGCCAGCGTAGAAACCACCGGCGAAACCGAGGGCGAGGGAAATGATGGCGATGATCATGAATTACGAAGTGTAGGAGGTGTAACTCG